TTTTGACAAGCAAGCCATCGCCAAACAAAACGTAAAACTCGTTTTCCTCGACTGGCTGGTTAAACTCCAAGTATTGCATCCACCAATCTACTGGCTTTCTATTTTCATCTAGCACTTTGGATGCTTCTAGGTAGCCAAAAGGATTAAGTATTTTTGCCTCTTCCATATCACTTAAAGAATCGTTTTAAAATTCCGTCTTTCTGATCTTTATGCAGATATAATTTTTGTCTTAGTATTTCCATTAACTCAATAGCAATTTGATTATCTAAAATCAAAAGCTTGCCTTCGCTTTCAATTAATAGTTCACCCGTATTAATGTCTACCGTGAAATTTGTGTCGTGTATAGTGTATTTAATCATTATCTGTAATTGTGATGTAAGTGTCTAGTAATAAGTTGTAGCTTAATAACATATCTAGGATTTTCTAGAAGTTCTGTAAGTCTAGGTTCAACTTCTCCCATAAAGTGATTGAAGAATATTTCTCCTGCTTCAGGATGGTCTTCCATCTCTGGGTCAGCCTTTATTCCGTTTCGCTCACAGAATACGCAGGATCGTACCGCTCTTTTAATCTGTTCCTTTGAGTATTTCATCAATAGTGATGTTTAAGTATGTTACAAAAATAGCAAGTACTAATGCGAATATCCCTAAAGACTTAGAAATTAAATATAGGCAGGTAATAAAACCCAATGCTACATTTATAAATTTAAGCAATTGAAAAAAACGCTTTTTCATTTCGGTGTAAATTTAATAGGATGTGATATTTCATTTCCATTAAAGTCTAATAGCTTTCCATTCATTTCAAAGTGTACCTCAATGTGTTTATTCTTATAGTTTTGAATTAACAGCTTGATTTTGTCTTGCACATCTTCAATGGAGAGAAACTCTCCATATCCGATGTCTTGCCAATCTGTATATTCGTTGAAATTATTGATAAACCTACGCTTGAGAATAAATTTAGAATGGGAGGGCGTTGGTTTCCTTCTCGGCATACTCAGGTTTAGATTGATGTGCTTGTTTTTTATCTACGACCATTGCTGGTTTTCCATCAGACCAAAATACTTTGCCTGAACCCGTCCAGAATTTAGGCTTTTTAGCCTCTCTGTCCTCTTTTGTTTGAGACACATACGATTGAACATTCTGTCCATAATCGTTCGCCTCATCGTTCATAGATATGGTTAATGAGACTCCTTTAATGCCCTTTGCCTTAACTGTGTTTAGTAGGGTTTCTAGTGTTTCCTGCTTTAGGAAGATTTCTGATAAATTTGCCATTTTTTTTTGTTTTGGTTTTGTCTTGTAATATTAACTCATTGATTTATTGGATTCAAGAAAATTTTGATATTTTTCATAGAAGTCATCAAAGTTTTTTACTATCCAGTATTGACCTCCAGACTTTTCGATAGCCTCTTGATAGATTTTCTGATCTTCTGATTGCCTATCCTTACCTATCTTTACCTCTATCTTTACAGACCTACCAAGCATTGTAGCTGAAATATCTGCTGATCCCTTGGTTGCCGTTGATTTACCCCAAGTCATCGAGCCAATGGTCTTTGTTCTACCTATAACATCGGTCACTTGCTTTCGATTATCAATTGGCCTTCCCATAGTATTGATTCGCTCTGCTTGGTATCCACTAAGCTCTAGGAACTCCTTAACGCACTTGGTTAGTCCATTGGCTGTCTTATCCTCGTACTTTGGTGCTGAAATAGCATACTTGGGCACATTTGGATATGATTCTAGCATCGACTCTTGCTTTAGCTTTTTTAGAATATCTATTGGCTTCATATTAAATAGATGGGGGGGGGAGGGGTGTTTAAAACGGGAGATCAAAAGCCTCTAAATGTATATGTGGAGCCCTGTAATCTGTTCCAAACCTACATAAGTATTTAAATGCAAGTATTCTATTTGCTTCTCTTGTTTTTAGCCAAATCCCTTGCGTGTAATTTTTATCGTAATCGCCAGGATTTACTTCCATAAATTTATCCCAGAATACTTCAAATGGGATTTCTGATACTTCGTCTAGTGCTTCAATCATTTCTTTAAGTGTTTATAAATTGTGGTTCTACTAACATTTAGTAATTCTGCTAACTCAGAACGATTAAAATCAGGGATTGTCTTATTAATCATTTCTATTTTCTTTTCAATTGACTCATTTTTCATTGACCTAATAATTTCACTCAACTCATTCGATTCTAAACTACTTAGCTTAATCTTTTTAGACATTGCAATAAAGTAATTACTTAACTTCTCTGCTTTTAATAAAGAATCCTTATTGACAAAATCAATATTATTTCCTGTCTCAAATGCCCATAAAGTGTTAATCAAAAGAGCAAATCTAGGCACATAAGCTTTCTGCTTACTCAACATTGACTTTACATATTCAGATATGTCATCAGAATTCTGCAAATCTGTAATGTTGTTAAATATACGCTCCCACTCAATATCTGCTTGACTATCAAATCGGACAATTTTACTTTCAATCTCTCCAAACTTATTGTACTGAAGTACCTGACTTCGAACTAGATTATAGAATTGACTGATGTAAGCTTCGTACCAATCCAATATTTCTTGGTCTATCGAATTCTTATTGTAATGTTCAATTTCCTTGTCTGGATAACTAACAAGCAATCTATCTAAGAATCCATTGTCTTTGTTTTCCATTGTGGAAATCTGGGAGAATATGCCAGGTTGTATACCACCTAGAACGGGAATCAAGGGACTCGCAACAAAGCTACTTTTCGCAGACTTTCTTGTTAGAATGGCTGCTTGATTAGACCAGCAGGATAACCAGAACTCGAGATCAGAGCCAGGCTTGTATTTATTCATATCCTTAATCCACCCGTTCAATTCATCCTTAAATACGGCGATTCCTACCTCGTTTTCCTCGTGCAAATCCGCCAATGCTTCTACCGTAATGTCATTTACAATTAACTGCTTTCTTACTGGCTCCCTAACTTCCTCTACGTCCTTCTTTTCCTTTGCCGTCAATCGCTCGTATTCCTTATACTTTTTGTACTCATTCTGATAATGCTTAATCTCAAAGCTGTTTTTCTTAGCAATCGGGAAAATGATAGCATTTATACTAGGTGTTTTTCCTAGTCCAGCCTTTCCTATTAATCCAATCCAGATGTTGCAAGATTCCCTCCAGCCTGTTTTTACCTCCACCTTGCAAGCATTTCCTATGCAAAGTGATAAAAGCCAAAGCAAGGAACTTCCCATATAGTCAATAGAATGATTAAGTGTTTTCTGATTTAACAGAATATAACTCTGTATTGAGTCTGGGAATATATCAATAGGAAATATTAAATCTTCCTTTGGTATCTCAATCTTTTCTATTTCTACTTTCTTTATTTTACGCTCTCCATAGCCTTCCTTATATAGCTCTTTTGCAGCCATCGAGAAGTCTCCATTGAAGAACTTGTAGGCATAGATACTAAAAGGATTTAAAGGTGTTTCGTGTGGATAAATCGTAGCCGTAGTGAATAGATAACATAAACCAGTATCCTTGTAAATGAATCCGTGTAAAGCGTCCTTAGAATTAGTTTTTCTTAGCACTATTCTATCAGTCAAATGTTTTACTACTGAAAACTCATCTGAAATTAAATCTAGAGATTTATTGCGTTGATTATAATCTTCCCAAGGAGTTAGTCCAATATATTCTGTGTTTTCAACTACAGTTTCCACTTTGGTTTCATCGTAATGAAAATATCTGCATAGACTAAATAGAATATCTCTTTCTTCTTGAGTAATCTCCTGAATCTGCTCATAAGACATTTCAGAGACTTGATTGTCGTAGATGTAGATGTATCCACCAGTTCCCCTAGTTTCAATTAGTGCCTGAGAATGTCCCTTGAGTGTAGCTAGCTTTCTGTTTCCCTCTATCTTACTGCATCGGTAAATGATATGGTATCCAGAATTTATGGTCTTATAAATCACAAACTTTCTATTAAAGTCATCTATGTGATCGGAAATAAAGGATACGAACTCATTCCAGAACTTTTTACCTTCTTGGATTGTAGGGAATACCTTTAAGTCTACATCTATACATTCAACGTCATAAAAACCAGTTATAATACCATATCCTTTGGTCTTGTATTCTAGCTTCTCTAATTCAGATTTTTCAATCTTTTTGGTCTGGTATTCTTTCCATAAAATCAAAGGTTTTTTACCCTCGGATATTGGCATTACGCTGAACCCTGAGTTCAGTAAGTTGATTGCTCTTCCTAATGTTACGTTCATTTTTGTGTTTTACAAAGTTTTGAAAAAAGAGGGGGGGGGGAGGGTTGTTTTTGGCTGTTTTGAGCAAAAAAGTGTACACAAGTTTACACTTAGTTTACACCTAGTGTAAACCCCCTAAAAGTGCCAATACGTTTAAATTAAGGCGATTTTAGGCTGTTTTTTCCACTAGGTTTACAAGTTTACACTTTTTTTTAGAATATATTTTTTTGACTAGGTGAAAATTTATTTTTTTTCATTTTTGTCAAAAAGTGTTCAAAGTGTTCACTTATTGCGATTGGAGCCAATTGAGCGCGATTTTGGTTTACACTTTAGTGTACACTTAGTGTAAACTAGTGTACACCTTCTTTCCGAGCTTTTCGAACCCAATGCGAAACTCTGTTGTAGTCTAAATCCAATTCTTTTGCTATGTCGCAAGTTCTTCTGTTTTCCTCTACCATACGCTCTATTTGTCTAACTATTTTTATAGACAAACCGCTTACTCTTCTGTGGTCCGTAAGTTTTAGAATTTCACACAAATGGTGGTATTTTACACCAGTCATTTCCATAATTTTTTTATACGGCAAACCTTTTTTGTATAATTCTAGAACTTGATCCGAGGATTTCAAATGAGCGCAAGTATTTTTAGCTCTTTCATTGGTTAGCAAATATTCTTTGTAAATAAAATTATTTATCAAGTGTTTACTAACATTGAGTAAGGTTGCAATATTCTTATTCATTACTTTAAGTTTATACAACCTAACTATTTCGTCTTTCTGTTCTTGTTTTAGCGAAGTCATAATTTTCCGTAGTTTTCTCTGTAGTATTCGTTAGCATTTTGATTTTGGCAATCTCCTGCCAAATAAGCTTCAACTATCTGCTTTCTCTCTATTTCTTTGGCATCAATTAAAATTTTATACCAAGTAAGTTTGTCTTTTGGATTATCCCAAAGTTTTTGGAATAACCAATCTACTGCTGTTTCATTCATATCGCCATTGTGTTTAAATATTCTCTACATTCTAAAACTTTAGCTTTTGCCAATTCAATTACTTCTGGATCGTAATCAATATCAAATTCCTTGATTCTGTACTTATTTTCCACGTGCGCATAGCTCACAGGTTCTTCGTAAGTCAAGAAATCTGGCGTGTCCTGAAGCGTGTAAACCAATTTGGCCTTTTTTAAGCCCGTCAGATGCATATAAACTTGCAGTTGATAGAAGTATCCAGTATCAGGCTGATCGTCGAACAGAGGGAAAGTAAAGCAGTCCCACGAGGTTTTAAAGTCGTAGACTATTCCGTCGTGGAAACAATCTGGAGTTCCTGTGAAGAAATCGTCTTCGAATTTGTCCAGATTTTTAATCATAAAGTCCTTTTCCATAGCTACCGAGTAAAACTCGATAGCCGTATCTTCTAAAGCCAATCCTTTTTGGATGTACTTGGATTTAATTTGCTTTTTTACGCCATAAATCTGCTCTTTGTACCAATCTTCTAGGTAGCTTTTTGTTGTTTGGGACAAAGTTTCTGTTTTACTGCGCGCGTTAGTCATCAATTGACCAAGCGCGCTTGCTCTGCATTTAAAATTCATGATAAAAGAAGTTTTTCGTTTTGTGCTGTTAAAATATAAACCGACTTAATTTGCTCCATTGAAACTTTTCCGTTTGCTAAAGAATCCTTTGCGCCTTGCCATTTTACGTGTGAAGGATTTAATTCCTCTTTTTTAGCGCCGTGATCATTTGTAGAATCTGGGTCTTTTGTATCGTCGATTAGAAAAAGACCGTTAAGCGCGTACTTTCGAGCATACGAGCTGCTGCTTCCGAAACTTTGCGCCACATCCATTCCTTTGCGGTTGACGTCGATTCCAGCCTGAGCAGTTACCGCTCTGCCTTCCATATCTTTTTGGATCGCCGCAGTAGATTCAATAAATACGATTCCGCCTACTTCTTTTACTTCGTCCTCAATAGTCAAGGTACATTCATACTTTAGAAGTAATGGCTTTAGAGCCTCAAGAATGTCCTCTACAGAACGATATTTGTATTTGCCGAAGGCGTTAAACTGATTCTTTGGAGCTTTTAGCTCCGATTGGATTGAGATTAATTCTTTCATTGTGTTTAGTGTTTTTTTTTAGTGTTTTACTTACAAAAAGGAGGGGTATAAATTTCTAGCGTCTTTATTTCTGCGTATCGGAAGCTAAATTGGTCCCAATACAATTCGAAAGTATTAGCTATCTTTCTTTTTAGACTAGGCTCTATTTCGCCGTAGTTTTCATTTATCCAGTTATAAATTCTATCCTCTACCATTGTTAATCCATTCAGTTGATACAAATACTACCCATTGATTTCCTAGCTTTCTAGGCGGATGCACCCATTCGGGCGGATTGATTCCAGACCTGATAATCTGGTGAACTCTTGTTGATTTTTCGCTAAAGCCACGCAATACTCCGTATTCTGTGGCGGTCATCATTTCGTAAAGCATAATTGTA